GTCATGAAGCCATTCATTTCACCTGTCATGCAGTTCCACTTGTCAGCTTCTTTGACATCCTGTGCATAGAATCCCACATGGCTCTGACCATCCTTGAAGTAGTGTGCAGGTTTCAGATTGTTGATGAATTCCACCGCATCTTCATCAAGGTATGATCTATGGTCTTTTAATCTCCTATCAGAAGATTGTGTAAGAGTACCTGCTATGGTTGTATTACCTGCCCAACTGACAGCCATTGCATTGCTTTTATAAGATTCAGATGCGCCATTGCCGATAATAAAAGCATTTTCAGAATATGACGAGTCACCACTACCCTCTGCTATGTTATCTCGCCCTATTACTGTCTGACACGCACCACCTGCGATCGTGCGATAACCACCTGCAAAACTGCACAACGCACTTGCTACTGTCTGACTGCCCTGTGCATGGGATGTATTACCGCTTGCCTCTGTCTGATTGCCTTGCGCATGGCTGTTTGATCCACTTGCTATAGTGCGATTACCTTGTGCATGGCTATTTAAGCCACTTGCTATAGTGCGGTATCCCTCTGCATGGCTCTGACCGCCAGAAGCAAGAGTACGGAAGTTCTGCGCATGGGAATTAGCACCGCTTGATTCCGTTGATTCACCCTCTGCATGGGATGTATTACCGCTTGCTATGGTGTTCTCACCCTCTCTGTAGGAGTACCTGCCAATGCCACCTACACCTTCAGACCCAAGAGTGAAATATGGGAATCTGCCTACTGCAACATAGCTTACATAGATATATTTGACACCCTTTTGTGACAAGACATTACATTGTGCCGATGTCCATGTAATAACTCTGCCATCCTGTGTTGGTGTCACTCCTACATCGGATATGGTCTGCCTGTGCTCATCAAGGTATGTGATGTCAGCATTGTTGTTTTCTACATCCCAAGGCAGAGTCATAGAGAATGGCGCTGTGTTATCATACTCTACCCAATTCAGCTTTTCTCCGTTATAGCTTGCATATGGTAGCTTTCCTATGGTCAAGACCTGCTCGCCATAGTCATTGTTGAATGTCTGACCATCTGCACCAAAGGTTGCCATATCTCTTGTGCCATCTCTGAAACCAAGATTGGTTGACCTTATGATGAGGTTAGCACCACCATTCTCTGGGTCTTGCTTGAATTCGTCTTGTGGCATTTCTGTGATGTGCGCACCTGCAAATTCACCTGTCTGCTCACTCCAGAAATACTGCACAGTATCAGCCATTGACTTGTACAGACCATTCTTTTCATAGAGGTTGACTTCCCTTGTGAGGTTAGGGTCACCCACTTCTACTGTAGGCGTTGCTCTTAAGGTCTTTAGCTTGGATTTAAGCAGGTTTCTTGTCACAACAGGCTGATTGTATATACCTGCAAATGAAACTTGTATAGGATCTAAATTTGCGTCTGTGATGGCAACATTGTTGTGGTCAGTTAAATCATATAGCTGTGGTCTGATGAACCTGCACAGGATGGTTGATGCATAGCCTATGATGTTCATATCTGCTGTGTAGGTATATCCTCTGCCTAACAGCCTTTCACCATTCTCACTACGCAGAATCCACTTGAACCATGATGGATCATAATCTGTCTTGACATCCTTGTTGCCATTCAGAAGTCTTGCAGTAAGGTATGCCTGTGCCAACACCACATCAGAATCAACTTCAAGAGTGAACATATTGTCCACAGTATCAGTTATTATCTGCATCTGCGATTGGATGACCTTATCTGTGGCTCTTGCATTAGCCAAGTCTGTGGCAAGCTGTGCCACCCTTGCAGAGATACCTGCATCTCTTAACAGGTATTCTCCAATGGTTGCGGTCTGTGTGCTTTCAGCTTCACAAGTTTCTATCCTCAAGAGCCTTGCTTCTAAATACAATTCACCATCTTCATCTATGATGTTTACTCTGTCACCTATCTGAATATCATCTGGTAGTTTCTCAAAGTCTACTTCATAGTTGACAGCTACCTGTGAATGCCTTTGCAGATAGGCTCTTGCTTCACCTGCCAACACCGCTTGGTCTGTGGTATCAAATTGGAATGAACCAACCCACAATCCGTCTGGATCTATAGCAGATGCCCACCTGCCCATTGCGGTTGTGTTTCTCATCTGCCCTGTGGCTGTGTCTACTCTGTACACATCACCTGTTTCTGGGTCTGTGTATGAATAGTTGTAGCCAACAAGATTGATTGGTGTTTCACTACCCTCTGGTGTACCGCCTGTTACATTCAAGGCTGTGACCAAATCAGCTATTGATCTCTTCCAATAGATTTTCTTTAGGTCATAATTCAGCCTTAACTGTGGTATGGCTTCTTGGTTACCTCTGTGCTTGGTTACATTGACCACCCTTTGCTTTATCTGCAATCTATCAATGATGAATGAATAGAATATCTCACAATCCCAAAGACCGGCTACAGATAACAGCCTTTCTGTGCAGGTTGACTCACCATCCCATGTATATGTCTTTGTGGATATTGGCGCATCAATAAGATTGATTGTCCAATTCGATGGCAGAAACCAATTCATCATCTGCCATACGTTACCGCTCAAAGACACCGCAGGACATAAGGTGTTTAAGAGGTCTAAACCTGCGTCCTCTGCATAGATTTGGTATTCCTGTGCGTTAGTATCACATTCCACCTCAATTATCTGATACACAGCATCGTAGGCATTGTCATCATCACCTCTTGCGGATTGCTTGAGGATGTAATTGCCCTCTGCTACCATTGGCTCTAAATCTGCCCTGTCATCTTGCGTATAAGAAATGACACAGGAGAATGTATTAACTCCTGTGTCTATCTCTTCTACTGTTTGGTCTTGGCTTATTCTGAATCCGTCTGGTAGCTGTGTTGATGCATTGCCAAGGATGTTCAAATCCCTGTCAGCAAAATATATCATCATATGAATACCTCATTGTACTCAATCTCTATCTGTGGCTTGTAGCTTGTGTTGACCCATTCTGACCATGTAGCTTTTATCACATTAGTGCCACTTGTCAGCATGAAATCTTCCCAATCATTACCAAGCGCACCATACTGCGGTTCAAGGTGTCCACCAATAGAACCTGCTCTGTAGATGTATACTGTGGCTTCATTGCAATCTGCTTCTACTATGTCACCGGCTGTGAAAACATTAGGCTGTTCGGCAAATGGCACACCTGCTTCTCTGCGGAATGACAATGAGTGAACACAGTTAGTATTCAATGGTGAACCATATGTGCCAAAGAAACATGAAGCATCTGCTGATACCATCTGCGCTGTGTCTGGTACGTTATATGTTCTCAATGGCAGGTTGCCCACTCTGAAGCTGATTGATGAACCATCCTTTTTTATAGAAGAGTTAAGATTGCTCTGTGTGTAATTCCAATTAGAAAATACTGTGCGTGTTCTTGCTACCCACACTACTCTGGATCTCGTTACATACTTCTTTTTCTTCTTTTTCTTCTTCTTAACTACAACCTGCTCCACCCATGTTTCTGTCACAGGGTCATAGTACGTTTCATCAACATATACAGGTGTCCTGTTGCAGTATCCAAAATGGTTGTTGTAGTAGGATAAGTCAATCTGTTCTGAACCAACCTGCTGACCATTTGCGATGTATCTTACAATGCCTGTTGTGCCGTTTGAGGATTTATCAATAACAAAACCTGCCACCATCACACCTGCACTTGTGTAAGTTCCACACTCAAACACACCTGTTTCATTTGGGTTTGCACAGCATATCCTGTGTACAAGGTTCAAGCTGAAGTTTACTGCACCATCTGTGTTCTTCCAAAGGATAGCACCATGTAAATCTGACCCACTACCATATGATGGTTTCGCATAACTCTGCGTCTGTCCAACACCACCATTCCAATAAGTGTCTGTGATGTTGGATGTGGACACAGAGCCTGTAACAGTTCCCTTATAGGTGTGACCGCCTGTGCGTGTCCAATCTGTTACGTTAACGAATTCCTTGTTGATGAGGGTTTTGGCTTGCGTATACTCATCAAGGTCAAGCACATCTGGGTTGCCAAGTTGGATGATGTTTTCCTCTTGATCTACGAATGCAACAAAGCCACAATCACCATCCTCTGAAGATGTACCGCTACTTTTAGCACCTGCGAATTTTGCCCTTAATACAGGTCTTGCAGGTCTTGCACCTTTATAGTCAATGGTGAAAGTTGCTGTGGTGTCTGTTACTGTCGCATCTTCCATTGTTAGGGTTATTGGTTCTACGCTTCTCTTGAATGGATAAGCACAGTATATCTTCCACTCACCTTTTACAGAGTCTTGACCTGCTTCTACTTCTGCATCCATGATCGGATAACCAGAGAAGAATTTGTCTGTTTCATCATTGAATATGAAGTCAGCTTCTTCTATAGACAGCAGGTTGTTCAGAGCATTGAACCTGTTTCTGAATTCCTGTGGGTTATCTGCTATAAGCTGAAAGCCTATAGTCAGTTCCCTTGCAGGATACCTCTTGTTTTTGAATTTCTCACCATCTGCTGTGCCTACTGAATATGTATTCAGTTCTGCACCAAGTGATTCTCTGCCCTTTGTGTATAGGGTTCTGTAACCTTTTAACACATTCTCTATATACTGTCCGTTTATTGATACCGCTTCAGTTGGCAGAGGATTGGTTATCACAGTATGGTCTGTTGTATCTCTGAAGCTATACATTTATCTCACACCTCTCAATCTACTCTGCCTTGTATCTCTTGCATTGATAGCTTGTGACATATCACCTGCTGTGGCTCTTGCAAACTCTCTGCCGTTCACATACAGAGGTACGCTTATCTCATAGGATGCGGTTGTGCCGTACTCATATGCCAAGTCACCCATGCCCATAGCACTCATTGATGGGATTGATACAAGATCCAATGAAGCAAGTTCTACCGCCTTGGTCATTGATTCAATACCAAGTGCAAATCCCTCACCTGTCCATACACCAAGCTGTTTGAATACTCTTGATGGTGAACCGATGCCTAAAACTTTCTTGACAGCTTTAGGAAGTGCTGATGCCATTGACTTGACCTTTGCTACTACAGAATCAAACTTGGCTTTTATGCCATTCCACAGACCTGCAATCATATCTCTGCCTATACCTGCAAGATTGCCTACACCGCTCTTGATCGCTGATGGTATCTGCCTTGCCTTTGCCATAACTGCGCTTGGTATAGATGCAAAGCCTTTCGTGATACCCTGTAACAGCGCAACCATGAGTTGCAGACCTGCTGACAGTATCTGCGGTAGTGCCTTGACAAATGCCATTATTATCTTACCTGCGATAGATACCGCTTTATTAGATAACGCTCCTTGCCCATTTGTAAGACCATTTATGAGGTTGGTTATGGCGTTCAGACCTGTGACAATAAGCTGTGGCAATGCTGAACCTATACCCTCTATCAATCTCAAGATAAGCGCAATACCGCTGTTGATGATGTTTGGCAGAGCATTGCCTATGCCTGTAACCAATTTGCCTACCATGTTCATGCCTATAGGTATCAGTTCTTCAGCTTTCTGCCCTATCTTGGCGAACACTACGCCTACTGCGGTGTCAAGACTCCAAGAACCATCTGCCACCTTTGACAATACTGAACCGAATGCATCTATGGCAGGTACAACACCTTGGATGATTCCGCTTATGCCACCAAACTTCTCAAACCTTTTGTTGACGCCATCCAAGACATTGGCAATGTTCCTCTGCATACCTGCCTTGACATTGGTAACAGCCATCTGGATACCTGCACCTGCTTCTTTGGCTTGCTCTTGCCATGATTTGAATCCCTTACCGCCATTCTCTGACAGCTTAATCATAGCGTCATTGACTTGATCTATCGTGACGCTACCATTCTTCATGGCTTCATAGAGGTCATTCTGTGTCTTACCTGCACCCAACATTGATTCGGCAAGCTGATTCATCTGTGCAGGTGCGGTCTGTACTAACGCTCTCCAATCCTGTAGGTCTGGCTTTCCTTTAGCCATTGCCTGTGTCCATTGGTTGATTGCGCTTGATGCCTGTTCTGCTGATGCACCACCGGCTGTCATGGCGTTGTTCAATGCCAATGTGAGGTCTGTAGCTTTGTCAAGGTCACCTACTACCGCTACTACAGATTTGGTCTGTGATGCTACCGCATCAAGTGTAGTTGGAAGATGTTGGATGCCATCACCTAATTTATTGATGGATGCTTCAGCTTCTTTGCCACTATACCCCAATGCTTTCATTACATTAGGGAATTGGTTCAAGGTATCAAGTCTCTTTACCGCCCCATCCATTGAGGATGAAATGAGGTTGGTAACAGAATTGACCGCTTTCTGCCCTATTGCCATCCAAGCACCAAAGCCTAACCCCTTTTTAAGTTTTGAACCAAAGGAATCTGCCTTGCCCATGACCTTATCAAAGGTTGAGGACATTCCTTGGTCTTTAGCCGTTAATATGGCTTCTATCGTGTGTGCTGACATTTCCTGTTAGCCTTTCCTGTAAATCTTTATATCTCTGCTTGAGGTCATTGATCGTAGTTTCACCCTTAAGCTTCTTCAGTTCTTTTGCATAGTCAAAGAATGATTCAAAGGTAGGGTAGACAGGTTTAAGGTTCTTGCCTACTTTCTTCTTGGCACTTGCCACAAACGTAAGCCACGCATTCAATGCTATGTCTTTCTGTTTATCTACCTGCTTGTATCTCTCTGCTTCACACAGCATTGAGTATTCTTTGATCGTCAACCTATCAACCTCATCAAGAGATTTAAAGCCGAAATATCTAAAACAATTCAATGCCACCTCATCATACAAGTCTTCAAAGCTTACTTCTTGCTTTCCGCTTCTGCTATGCTCTGAATCTCCTTGTACACCATCTTGGTAGCATTGGCTTTGCCGAAAAAACCAACCACCTGCGCAAATAGTGCTTCAATGTCTGTAGCTTCATCCTCTATGTATGACTCAAGTTCTTTCTGTGTCAGCCTTGGATTCTCGCCCTTGTTGGCTGTCATCAGTACATCAAATAAGGCTTCTACATCATCACTCATGACCTGCGCCATGAGATACTTTGCACCTACATTGACAGAGTAGTTTGAATTAGGCACTTTCTCTGTTGCTCTGGAATTGATTGCCTTGAGGAAACCCATGCCGAAATTAAAGGCATACATTGTTCCATTCATTTCAATCTCAAATTTCATACTGTCCTCTCTTTCTGTGAAAAAATGGGGAGAAGTCTGAACCTCTCCCCTTAATCACTATCCGTTTGTCTTTGGTGTATCAACAAAGGTGTACTGCCCATCGTCCTGCTGTGATGTTGGTACAGTTACATCACCTGTTGCACCGCTACCATTGATACCGAATGTCATTGATACCTCTACATTGCCATCAGCAGGTGAAGAGGTTGTAAACTCTGTGATATATGCTTGGTAATATGTACCCTCAAACTTGTTGCCGGTCTTTGGCTTGTCAAGGTTGACTTCCCAGACATCAAGAAGTGATCCATTCAGAATTGCGCTCTTCAGCTTTGGAATCATTGCATCATCTGCATCCATCAGAGATGTAGCTGTCAGTTCAAGTTCTGCTACAGAAGCACCTCTTACAGAACCATCCTTGGTTGCTGTTGCGTCTGCATCAGATGAAATTGACATCTCATTCTCTGTGGTGAATGCGATGCGGATACCATCAACTGTTGCTGATTCTGAATTAAGTCTGTACATATAGATAAGGTTCTTACCTGTTACTGCACTCATTTAATTCTGTCCTTTCTTTGAATAGGTAAAGCGCAGACTTGACCAACCATGCAGAAGTGGTGGTGTGGTTGTATTGTCTGCCATTACCTGCTGTTCTGATTCGCTACGGATAAGTGACCATTTATAAGTAGAGGTTTCCTTGAGAGTACCGCCCACATTCATTACATTGTCCATCATCTCTGACAGAGTGCCACGCTTCTTCTCGTTGTTGTGCCATATATGCACTA